ATTCTGATTGAACTCCTACCATTCTTTGTACTTCAACACCATCTTTTTCGATGATTACTGTTGGTACAGAACGTACATGATACTTTTGAGCCACTTCGAATTGTGAATCAATATCCACATTTTCAAAGTTAACACTTGAAAATTTATTTTTAACGTTTTCCATTAGAGGTGTTAGAACCTTACAAGGTCCACACCATTCTGCATAAAACTTCTTTACTTCTACCATTTTAATTTCTCCTATTATTAATTAATTGTTATCCATCACACGCAACACAATCAGGGTCAACTGCTCTTGTTGCGATATCACCTCTAAGAACAGATTCAGTTCTCATATAATACAACGTTTTAATTCCCTGTTTCCAAGCTTCCATAGTTACTTGGTTAATCCATTTCGGTGATGCAATGGAAGGGAATGCTAAATTTAATGAAACTCCTTGGTCAATGTATTGTTGTCTTACACCAGCTTGTTTAACTAAATCCATTTGATTGATTTCTTTGAAAGTTCTGAAAACATCTTTAACAGGATAAATCTTATCTCTATCTCCATTTTCGATTTCATTACAAAGTAACATTTTACCATCTAAGTAACACCACTTATCAAGTTCTTTAATACCTTGAACAGAACCACCATCGGACATTATCTGGTCCCATGTTTCTTTATTATTGATACCTGCTTTTCTTAAAACCTTTACTAACTCATTGTTCTTTCTAATGAAAGTTCCTTTTGCAGTTTGTTCGGTGAATACATTCGCCGCCCAAGGTTCAATACCAGCAGATACGTTTCCAGCTAATTTAGAGTTACTAACTGTTGGAGCAACTGCTCTTAAGTGAGTGTTTCTAAATCCACTTTCTCTACACCAAAGAGGTTCACCCATTTCAGATGCCATATCTCTTGATGCTCTTTCTGATTCTATCTTTAACTGAGAAAAAATCTTACGAGTTTCAAATTGAGCCTCCATACCTTCAAATGGAACACCATTTTGTTGTAGGTAAGTGTGCCATCCTAAAACTCCCAATCCTAATGCTCTACCCTTTTCAGCAGATGCAACAGAGTTTTCGAATCCTCTCATATTTTTAGCCTTTTGAATAAACTCAGAAAGTACTCCATCTAAGAACCAAGTTGCTGTATAAACTAAATCAGTATCTCTCCACTCGTTGTATTTAGCAAGATTTACTGATGATAAACAACAAACAAATGAATGGTTCTCATCTGTATGTAAAGTAATTTCAGAACATATGTTTGTCATATGAACTTTTAATCCATTTTTTTTGTACATTTCAGGATTAGCTTTATTGATATTCCCTTTGTACATGATGTATGGTTTACCAGTTGCTTTTCTTTTTTGTAGTAATTTTCCCCACTTTCTTCTCGCATCAGGTTCTCCTTGTTCGAGTTTTCTCATAAACTTATCACCTACAACTGCACATTGATGTAAGTTAAGTGATTGTCTATTTACATCTCCTTTAGGTTCTCTGATTTCTAACCACTCTTCGAAATCTTGGTGGTCAATATTAAGGTTAACTGAAGCAGCTCCCCTTCTTACTGAACCTTGGTTAGTTGCAAGTATTGTAGAATCGTATATCTTAGCAAATGGTACTACACCATCAGATGTTCCATTTCCACTAATTACAGAACCGGCTGGTCTGATTTGGTTTATTCCAATACCAACACCACCACCATGTTTTGCAAGTAACATCAATTCTAAGTTCTTATTTCCAATATCATATATAGAATCAGCAACATCAATACCAAAACAAGATATAGGTAATCCTCTATCAGTACCAGTATTTGAAAGTACAGGAGTTGCAAGATTTAACCAACCTTTCCAAATATAATCGAAGAATTTAGTTGCCATCTGAGGTTTGTTTAGCCTTTGAGCTACTCTTGTTGCAACTCTCCAATACGCATCTTTTGGTTTTTCACCTGGTAACAAATATCCTTTTGATATTGTTTTAACATATATTTCTGTATTTGCCCATGAAGGGAAATCTACATCAAGTTCCCAACCTAAATCTGCTCCGTAGTTTGTTTTTGCCATTTTATATTAAATCTTTTTTTATTTTTTCTTTGTAGGTGTTTTCATCTATAAAACTATAAGTTCCTAAAATTTCTTCACCCTTTTTAATTTTCCTAATTGCAAGACCAGTTAAACTATCAATATTACCTAAAAGGCCTTTAGTATTAATTAAAGACCTTGGGTTTGTAAACAAAAAATTAGAATTTTTTGTTAATATAAATCTAACATCAGAATCATCATCTATAATATCACTCCCAAAGGAACGAAGTATATAAAGTAATACATCTTCAGGAAGTTTTTTTGCCAGTTTTAGTTTTACACTATACCAACCTGTTTTACCTTCCCATTTTGGGAAAACTTCGTCTCCCTTTTCTATATCAGTTAAAGCAAATAACCCAATTCCATGAATTTTACTAGGTTTTGCACAACTTTTTATAGAGTTAGAAATATACTCAAGTACATTCATACTCTTAGTTTAAAATAAATCTCCCCAATCTTCTCCTTCATTAGCCTTGCTGTAATCAGTAGGTCTAACTGCAAAGAAATCAGTATGAGTTAATCCACCAGTTAAGTGATAGAACCATTCTAATTTTTCTGCTTTGTTTTTATCGAATTCAAAAATAGATTCATACCCTAATTCTTGTAGTTTAGTATTTGTTCTTGCCTTAATGAATTCTTTTAAATCTTCTTTTTCAAGATTTTCCAAATCTCCTTGTTCAAAAATCATATCAATAAAGTTTGTTTCTAATTGTACAATTAGTCTTGATGCTTCAATAATTGATTCTTTACATTCATCTAATAACTCAGGATATTCATCACACATATGTCTGAATAATTGACAACCCATCTTAGAATGTAGAGATTCATCTCTTACACTCCATTTCATTTGTTGTCCAATACCTTTTAATAGATTTCTCATTTGGAATGAGTAGAGTACTGCAAAGGAAGAGTAGAGCGATACTCCTTCAGCAAATGCTGAAAATATCGCTAAGCTCCTACCTACTTCCTGTCTTGCTTTTGGATTTGTTGCCAAATCTTCATGTTTCCATTCTGCAGTAGTTGAAGTAAGGAGTTCAAACTTCTCAGCAACTGCAGGTTCGTGCAGAAATGCTGAAAAGTCATCTAATCCTAATGTTTCATTTAAGTATGAATATGCAGTAGCATGAATAGTTTCTTGAGAACCGAACATCATAGCCATTTGTTTGATTTCGTGTTTTGGAAACCAATCAGTAACCATGTTAGTCCAATAATCAGAAACTGCACATTCAGTTTGAGCAAAACCAAGTAAGATATTCCCCACTAGATTTTTCTCAGCTGGGGTTAAACGTTCATTCCAATCCTTTACATCACCCTGCATCGGTATTTCTGTATGTAACCAAAATGCTTGTGCCTGTTTTAACCAACCTTCTGTATAGTAGATTGGGTATTCGAATGGTTTAAATGGAATTCTTTCTTGAAATAGTTTGCTCATAGTAACTTATTATTTTGATTCTTCTACTGAAGCTTTTCTGTAATCTGTTACTAGTTTCTTAACTTCACCAATTGCTTTTCTTGCTCTTGATTTAGCTGCTTTTGAACCACCATTGTGTTCTGTTTCAAATTGAACGAATAAATCTTTAATCTGTTCAAATAGTTCTTGTGAATTTGCCATAAAATATTTAATTATTAATTGTTTTGAAGTGACCAATCATTTGGTCGTGTTTATAATTATAGTATATATTGAAAAACGAAATGATTTTTTTCATAATTTTTTTATCTTTTTCATTTTGTTATACTAAGTTATTCTTTTTTAATGTGTGTTATAATTTTTTGATACACTTATCTAGTATATTTTTATTAGGTGTAGAATTAATATCAATCCCAAATTTGCCTGTATAATCACAAGCTAATTCACTCCATGTAGATAATGATGTTTTAAATAATTCTCTAGTATTAGATAAACAATACAGGTCTAAAAAGTTCTTTGTATGTAATTCTAATGGAATTTCCCAACTAGATAATAAATCATAAAATTGATTTTTAAAAATCAAATTATCAGGATATCTATCAATCCATCTTTGAAAATCATTATCGTGTAAATCATGAGAAATATAAAATTTTTGATTTGGACTTTTTTCTAATATCAAATCTATCTTTTCAAAATAAACTTCATCTTTAATAAAATCAAATTGATAAAATTTCCAAGCTGGCATATCTTTTACTTTTAATCTAATATACTCAGAAAGTATATCATGATTCCAACCTTCAAATAAATTTAAATCAATTGAATTTCCATTATTTATTTTTACACCTCTACCTCTTCTAATATGAATACCAATACTGTTCTTAACAATATCTCTTATATCTTTATTTATATCCTTATGCTTAAACTGTAAGTTATTAATAAATCTTTTTGTATAGTTTGATGAGAAATCAGAAATTTGTCTTTGTGTAAAATCTGTATAATAATTCTTATCTTCTAATTTTAACTTACCATTTACAATATCTTGAACCATTTCATCAGTAATTGGTAAGTATTCATCAAAGTTAATTGTATCTGTTCTTAATACTGTTGTATTTTCTAATTCAAAACAGTTATTGGTTTCAGGATTTTGTTGAATATCAATAATAACTTCAAATTTATCATCATGTATATGATTTATAATTTTTAGTAATTCCCAACACAATAAACGATTACATAATCCTGTATCATTTAATTGGTCTTCTCCATAGATTTCATCCAATGGTCTATAAATTCCTCTATTATTTAAATCTGCTACAACTAATTTCATCTATCCCATATTCTCTACATACTTTTTATGTAGAAGTTTTTTTGTTTCTAATTGTCCACTAGCCGATTGTTTTGTTGCAATCACACCATCTGGTGATGTTCCTTCATATACTTCAATGTAACCTGTATTGGTATTCATCTTACAAGGAAATGTTATTCCATCTGGTCCGAATCTGTTTTTCATAATGTGAGCTCTTGCAGTATCATTAAGTTTATCTTTTGATTTTCTACTCCAACTCATAATGAAATCGGCGTTCATTACTTTTGCATAAGAATCTGCAATCTTATCTGCCTCAATAACTTCGGAATCAATTGCTGAACGGTTGGTCTGAGATGCAGTCCAAATTGGAATTTCCAATTCACCACTCATTCCACGAAGGTCAATATAAACCCCTCCTTGTTCCGCATAAGTAGAGTCTGACTTATTCGAATGGGAGAGTAGAAGGTCGGCATAATCTACAATGATAACATCGGGTTTGTTATCTAACGTAACCATTTGCTCAATATGTTGCTGTAACTTTTTTACTGTAACACCCTTTGGAGGAAAATATTTTATCAATAATTTCCCATTAAGATTTGTAATTTTTGCTTTAACTTCTTCTTTCTTTTCCTTCAATTCTGTGGAAGGTATTTGTGTAAACACAGTATCATATCTAGCACCAACGTAGTGCTCTGATAATTCCATTGTGTAATGTACTACACTCAAACCTTTCCGAACAGCTTCTGCACCGATTGCGGTGAGAATCCATGTTTTTCCTACACCCGAAGGTGCTACAACTACTCCAAGTTCACCAGGTCCTAATCCACCATCCATCAGTGCATTAATTGGCTCCCATTTAGTTGGAACTGTTGTTCTATTTAGTTCTTCGGCTCTTAAATCAAAGTCCTCTATATAATCCATACCTAAGTTGGTTTCATTACCAACCTTCATAGCCGAATCTACTAAATCTTTTATTCTATCATACGAACCAGCTTGTAATAAATCTACTGATTGTAAGATTACTCCTTTTAAATTTTGATTAATACAGAAATTCTTAAACTCATCCTTTATATAATCTAAATCTACATTACCAATATTAGTAAAAACGTGTCTTAGTTGTTCAACAACAGTTTTCTTTAAAACTTCGTTATCTACTTTTGATAATTGTGATTTGAATACATCGAGTGTAGGAGGTTTTTTATATTCTGAATGATACTGAAGTATTTCTGAAACAATCCACTTGTTTGCATCGTTCTCAAAGAACTTTTGAGTGGTTATTTCTGAAATAGTATCTAAGAACTTGCCATCAACCAAAAGTGATGATACAACCTTCGATTGAAATGATTGTCCATATTTTGATAATGTATCTACTTTTTGTTCTTGCATTGACTCTTTTTTAAAACTTATACAAATATACGAAATTTATTTTTAATATCCAAATTAATCAGTAATTAAATTTCCAAATGTTATTTTTAACCAATCATTTATATCACCAAAACTACCCAATGATTTATATTTTAGTAATATTTTCATAAAATCCATTTTATTTAATGGTTTAATTGGTTCGTTAAACCTATCTAAAGTTTTCATTTTAATTTGGCCCGAAATATCAACATCATCTAACTGCATTAAATCTTCATTAAGTAAGATTTGTCTTTTAGATTTAAGTATATCTTTGTATATTTTTATTTTTCCTTTTGTTTCCTCTACTTTTACCTCAGCTAATTCTAATAAATCATCTACTGATAATTTCTTTTCTTCGGTAATTTCAGGAAATCTTTTTACTAGGGTTTTAATTCCACACCCATATACACCAGGTATGTTATCTGATTTATCCCCATCTAATACTCTGTATAATAAAAGATTTTTAGATTCTATTCCATATTCTTCTTTTACCATTTTTGTATTATACATTTTCTTTTTAGTAGGTGACCAAACAATTGTAGTATCATTAACTAATTGAAGGAAATCCTTATCAGTTGACATTATCACCGCTTGTTCATCTTCTTTTAAAATATTTGTGGTTATATAAGCCATGATATCATCGGCTTCAACACCATCGTATATCATAGTTGTAAGAGGTAATCCATCTAACATTTCGTTTAACCAAACGAATTGTCTTTTCATAGATTCTCTTTCATCCTCATCGTTCATCAAATCAGCGTACTGTCTGTTAACTCTGAGTTTGTTTTTATCTCTTTGTGCTTTATAACCACTAAATACTTTTTTTCTTCTTTTAGAACCACCCTGTCCATCAAAAACTACAACAACACGAGATGGTTGAGTTTGCCTAATTGCATATCCAATAGATTTTAGGGCTCCTGTTACACCACCAATATGGTCTCCATCCTCATTCATAGTGGGGATAGATGACCAACATCTGATAAATGTATTTAACCCATCAATAATTAATACACGAGAATTCTTGTGTCTATTGATATTATTTTCTCTATCGGTCTCAACCGAATCTAATATGTTCTTGTAAAGTTCTTTCATTATAATACAGTTTTTCCGTCAAAGTAAGTTTGTAATGTTCCTATTCTATCATCTGCATCTACCAACTTAATCAGAGCTTCCTCTGCATTTTTGTAGAAATCTTCAGTAGAATGGTCACCAATACCAACTGCTTTTGAACCCAATAGTTCTAATGAAAGTAGAGCCTTTGCTTTATCAGCTTTGGCACTACTCATTAACATTTCATATAATTTTGCATCCATAGTTTTACTCGTTTATACCAGCACCTTTGGTATCTATTTCCATATTATCAATATCGAGAGTATCTCCTTTATATTGTAAGATTGTTTCTTCACATATCTTTTTATAAATTTGTTCTCTAAGTTCTTCATTCTCACCCATCAAAGGAATAAAATCTTTTGATTGAAATTTGAATTCTTCACCTGTTTCAGTATCAACATATGCATACCATGCACCAGCTTGTTTTACTAGTTTATTTTCTTTCATTACAGATAACCATGAACCATAGTTATCAATACCTCTATCGAAGAAAATTTCAAAATCAGCTGCCCTTAGAGGTGGGCCCATTCTGTTTTTTACAACTTGACAACGTACTTTCATACCAACTGTCTTATCCTTACCATTTACCTTCATCTTGATTTGTCCCATATTCTTTAACCTTAATCTTACAGATGCATGGAAAGCCAAAGCTTTTCCACCACTTGTAGTCCAAGGGTCACCGAACATAGCATTCATCTTCTGTCTTAATTGGTTAGTAAATACCAATGAGATTTTCTGTCTACCAATCATATTGGTAATCTTTCTCATTGCCTTCGAGATAATAATAGCTTTATCAGTAGCATATCCATCTTTCTTGTAATCTGCCGCTAATTCATTAGTTGTAGAAGCAGCCGCAACTGAATCTACTACTATTGTTACTATCTTATCTTTGGAAGTTTCTCTAACTTTCTCAATGATAGTTTCTGTGAAATCAAAGATTTGTTCAACCGAATCAGCTGTAACATAAAGAAGTTTAGAAACGTCAACACCGATTGCTTCTAAAAATTCTCTACTTACTGCAGTTTCTGTATCAATAAGAACAGCAACACCACCTTGTTTCTGTGTTTCCGCAAGGAGGTGTGCTGATACTAATGATTTTCCTGATTGTTCTAATCCTGTGATTTCAGTTATTCTACCAACAGGTAAACCACCATAAGGACGATTTGAGACAGCCACATCCAACATTGCACATCCAGTCGATATCCACCCATCTACATTTGTAGGAGCTTCATCATCATTAAGAAAAAATGCTACTTTGGAATCTTTCGATTGTTTGTTAAGTTCACCCGCCAGAATATCTGCCAAGTCAAGCTCTTTTGCTTTCTTTTTCGCCATTAAATTGGTTTTTAGTTGTTAAATAAATCATCAAATGCAGCCGCTACATCATCAGTTTTCTTCGATGAAGATTCTGTTGTTGTAGTTGGTGCAGGTTGTGCAACCGGTTTACTTTGTGATAAGGTAGATTGAGATACAGTTTCTTTCTCACCTTCTCCACTTGGGTTTAACCAACCTTCTAATACTGATTTTAATTCATCATAAGATAATTCAGAATATAAATCTGTAATTTCAGTTTGTGATTCTAAAAATTGAGTTACTTTAGCTTCATCCTCAGTAAGAGCTGATGCATTTGGTTTAACTCTAATAGTAGTAGTTGGATAAGTAGTTCCAGCTTCTTCTGCTGATTTGTACTCGATTGTTAAATCTCTACCACTTGTTGGGTCTGTAATATCTCCATAATCAGGGTCAGCAATGTAACCTAAGATTTCTTGATATACAGTTTTACCGAATCCCCAAAATCTAACTCCTTCACCTTCTTCTCCTCTTACGATAACAGGAACAAAAGTTCTCAACTTAGGCTCCATAGCCTTGGCTGCTTTCCAATCTTCTTTATCTCCCATTCTTTTTAGTTTATCCGCAAACTCTACAATAGGGTCTGGTCTACCAAATGATTGTGGTGATAAATAAGTTTTGTTGTTAATGTTATAGTGAAAGTACAATTCGATGAATGGATTATCTTTTTCGAATTGGTAAGGAACGATTCTCACTTGGTGCTTACCAGGTGTTGGTTTCCATAATGAGTCTGATTTCCTTTGTGTGTTTTGTAGTTTGTTCAGTCTACCTCTGATTGCGTTAATGTCTAAAGCCATGATTTTTACCTTTTAGTTTTAATTAATTTATTTTTTAAGTTTAAGTTTTGAGTGCTAAACTTATTAACACTCGGTGTATATATAAATATAAAGAAATCATAAAAAACACCGAATTTTTATAATTACTTATTAACAATTTACTTAGCCCATTTCCCACTTGAAACCAACTGAGCAATGATACCATATACTGATAAATCTTGGAAGGTATCTTCACATGATTCACCTATATTATCTTGTTTACCTAATACAACTAATTGTTTTAATCTTTGAATCTTATCATTCATTCTAAACCAAAGACCTGTAAGAGATACTTTCTTTTCATCTTCAGTTTCTAAATTACTACCAACAGAAATATTATCTGGTCCATAGTTAGATTGTTTTAAACAAAATAATTCATATTGTGTAAACATAATTCTTTTAAACTCTGCCGTCATTTCAGGCCATTGTTTTTCCATTTCTTCTACAACCTTTGGGTTATCATATTGTAAAACCTCATCATATTGGGGTTCTACCTTAATTGGATTAAAACTGTGTTTTTTACTTTTAGTACTTAATACTTTTTTTCCTGCCATTTATTTAAATTTTAATTTTGTTATACAAATATACGAAAGTTTTTTCAAACTTCCAAGTCTTTTTTAATTTTTTTTTTTATTATATGAATAATTTATAATCTTTTTCGTAACTAATAGCTTCAATCTCATATGGGTGAGTTACATAATCATATCCCATATTGTAATATCTTTTAAACCAAGATGGTGATTGTAAGTAGTGAATGTATTCGTGGATAAGAGTTTGAATAACCATTTTCTTAGATTTCATCTGTGGATAGTAAACTGTGATTTCGTTCATCATTGAACAATACTCAGCGTGACATTTATCTTCCTCACCTTGAGCACCTTCTTCACCACTATATTTTTCGTAGATGTTTTTGTGAAGTTCAACATATGGAGTACATTCTTGGAATTTAGAGAATCCATAGTGTTTCTCTATCTTTGGAAACACTTCATCGATTATTTTTAATACTTTATCTTTCAACATATCTTTCTTATTTACTATGTAAATATACGAAAAATATTTGAACTATCCAAGCAAAAAGTGAATTATTTTTTGTTAAATTCGATTACCTCGAAGATTCGTGTAGAAATTTTCTTAGTTCCTTCTACATTGGTAACGATGATTGAATTTTTGAATTTATTCCAATCTATTGCAAACTTTTTATCCAATACACCACCATTTTCTTCCTTAACTAATTCGTTAAGTGCATTAATTGTATAAAGAGTATTAGATTGTTTTTTACGATGTACTAAAATAGTATCATCTAAAGGTCTATCTGGTTTAAATGATGTATCTATATTATATGTAATAAATAATTCATCTAAGTTTCCTTTATTTTGAAGAACGTAAATATAGTTATAGACAATATGATATGTCTCCCTAATTAGTTGTAAAGATTCTTGGAGTTTTTCCTTTGTTGTGAAAGTACATAATAACTGTGTTTGCATAACTACCTGTTTAAATCGATTAGTTGATTTAACACATATAAATATTAAAAATTAAATGGAAAATGTTAAAATATTAACAAAAGGTAATGTACATCTGATTAGAGTTATATAAGAGGGGTTATAATATTAATTTTCCCCATAAATAGCTACTAAGTTATTCAACTCTTTTTGTCTATTTTCTCTTTTCTTACCTTGTATATTTGGGTCTGCTAGTTGAACCTTTAATATTTCAATTCTTTTAGTATCTAATTGTTTGTTCATTTCTTTTCTTGCTTCATCAATCACTTCTTCTTGATTTTTATCATCTTCCAATGAACTACCAAAGTAACCAAATTTCTTAAACTCTTCAATGAGATATTCGTGGTCTTGTCCTTTACTTCTTCTTTTTGCACCACCCCTACTTCTACCAGCTTGTACATATACAGTTAAAGTTTTATTGAAAGGTTCTTGTTTGAAATCAATATCTTCCTTATTCTCAGGTAACTCTACTCCCTTTTCTTTCCAAAATGCCTTTACTTTATCATAATACTGTGGGTCTGCTGGAATTCCCTTTGATGGGTCTCCTCCTTCTAATTCAGTAATTGTTTTGGCATCAGGATGATAAAAATTATGAGCTTTCATCATTGCATTAGTTTCAGTACTATCCGCATTTCTGATACCATATTCGTTATATGGTGGATTATCTCCTCTACTAACTTTATCAGCATGATGTTCTCTAATTAATTTTTTTCTTAAGGTTTTATACTCATTCTGTAATTTCTTTTCCTCAGGATTCTCTGCTAACTTTCTTCTAATTGAATTTAATAAATCATTATCTATCAAATCACTCTTGAATTGATTTACAGGACCTGCCATTAAATCCATATTAGTATCAGGGTCATCATACTTAGCTTGTAATGGTTCTAAATCCTTTACAATATTTTGTTCTCTTTCACTTAGTTCATCTTTTCTCTTCTTCATTATCTCTTGTAATGAATTTCCATCAGCTGGTTTTTTAGCCTTAAGAGATAATCCTTCGTACTTACCTGATTCTACAATATCAGATTCTGCAGTTGTAAATGGTAATCTATGGTCTGGTTCCATATGACTTAGAGGTAATGGATTACCTGTTACAGGACTTTTACAATCATTTTTCAAATATAATTTTAGAATCTTTTTTGCTCTTATATA